TCTTGGTCGATCAAGCTGTTGCCAGCGGATTGCCTATCGTGATACACGGCAAGGCCTACAAGCCTGATGTGGAATACTGTATCGGTTCGTACTCGACTCTGGTCGGGCACTATGTCAAACAAGCCGGTCACACCGTGGTTTATGTGGATCCACTCAGCGACGACCCAACCGACGTGGTAGACACAGTCAGCACACCTGCTGTGTTCCTTTGGGCTCACAACAGAAAAATCACTTACGAATACACCGGTGACCAACAGGACACACAGCCCTACTGTGAAATCAAACCTGGCAGCATAATTGTGGATCCGTGGAGAAAATTACCACAGACCAGCACAGTGTTTACTGTGGTACATTACGGCAATACTAGGCCTCAATAATATGAGCATATTTGATCGTTTCCGTCGGAAACCCGCTGTGATCAAGATAACCGAGGATCCCAAGCCTCGGGCGCCCAAAGCTCCCAAGGCTCCGGAAAAAACTGCCAAAGAGCTGGCCACTGAGCGTGGTGAACCTTACTTTAAAATTGTAAGTGTAGACATAGATCCTGAAAATATCCATGCCGGTTCTTTTGAGTTTGATTGGAACGAAAAAATGATAGCTGACTTGGTCAGACATGGCTACATGATGAAAAAGACCGATACTGACAGTGAAATCATTGATCGTTATTTCCAAAATGTATGTCGTAATGTGGTACTCGAAACTTGGGAACAAGAACAGGCCATGAATGGCAACAGGATCATTCGCAGCAAAGATATCGGCGATGGTCGTAGTGAGGTCAGTTGATGCAAGGCCTACGACCGCCAAAAACCATAAAGGTCTATCAATTGACCAAACTGACAATCGATGGTGGTATATACATATCGCCGGTGTCCATATTGGGCACAACGTTGGGCACAGCGTCGTATGGAAGTGGTATTTTTAAATCTCTTGACGAAGCCGAGCAATATCGCACCGTAGAACTCCTCAAAAATAAAACAGACAATTCCACATATCACGTGTTTGAACTAGAATTCCCTAACCCAGCCTATCAAGAATGATACTTTATGTAAATGGCGACAGCCACGCAGCCGGAGCCGAAGCTGTGAATCGCCATGCTTTTGCTCAGGACGATAGCCAATATTTTTATCTAGGTCGTAGACCACATCCGGACAATCAGGCAGTGACCTGGGCCAAGCAGTTGAGCAAGAGTCTAAATGCCTCGTTGTATCTTGATGCCGAAAGTGCCAGCAGCAATACTCGTATAATCCGTACCACACGAGCCTGGTTGGCCGAACGTGCCAATACCACGCACGACCTCTTGGTGATCATACAGTGGAGCACCTGGGAAAGAGAAGAGTGGTTGTACGACAATGTGTATTATCAAGTCAACGCATCGGGCATAGATCGTGTGCCAGCAGAACTACAGGAAGATTATCGACAGTTTGTGATCAATGTGGACTGGAATCAAAAAACTCTACAGGCACATGATGAAATTTGGCAGTTCCATCAAGAACTGGATGCACAAAACATACGTCACATATTTGTAAACGGCAATACCAATTTTGGTGCCATCACCGATCGAAAGGATTGGGGCTCCAGTTACATCGGACCATACGATCCTGCCCTGACCTACAATGCGATCCTGGAATCAGCCGGAATCGAAACAGTAGCACCCAATTCATATCATTTTGGCAAAAATGGCCATAGCTTTTTCCATCGTTTTATGTTACAATATATTATCTCCAACAAATACGTTTAGGTGGTAATATGCGGTATGTGCTGATTGACACAGCAAACATGTTTTTCCGTGCCAGACACGGTGCTTTCAGAGCAGCGGATACCTGGGAAAAGATCGGATTCGCCCTGCATATCACACTCATGGCCGCCAACAAGGTAGCACAGCGATTTTCGGCTGATCACGTGGTATTTGCTCTAGAAGGGCGCAGCTGGCGCAAAGACCACTATCGACCCTACAAGGCCAATCGAGCCGTGGCCCGGGCGGCACTCACAGAAAAAGAACAAGAAGAAGATGCCATGTTCTGGGAGACCTATGACAGCTTGACCCAGTATCTGACAGAACGAACCAATTGCAGCGTCATACGGTGCGCCACAGCAGAAGGCGACGACATCATAGCAAGATGGATTGCGTTACATCCTGCTGACGACCATGTGATTATAAGCAGTGACACTGACTTTGTTCAACTGTTGGCCACAAATGTAAAACAGTATAATGGCATTAGCGATGAATTGATCACGATCGAAGGAATATTTGATGCGAAAGGTAAACCGGTCCTCGACAAGAAAACTAAGGAACCTAAAAAGATACCGGACCCAGGGTGGCTTCTTTTTGAGAAGTGCATGCGAGGCGACCCGACTGATAATGTTTTTTCTGCGTTTCCGGGAGTTAGGACCAAAGGTACCAAGAACAAGGTCGGCTTGGCGGAGGCGTACGAGGACCGAACAAAACAAGGTTACAGCTGGAACAACATGATGCTACAACGCTGGACAGATCCAGATGGTGTAGAGCATAGAGTATTAGATGACTACGAGCGCAACAGGACCTTGATTGACTTGACTGCTCAGCCCGCGGATGTTAAACTAACAATTGACACTGCCATACGTGAGCAGATCAGTCACAAAGATATAGGGCAGGTGGGAGTGAGATTCATGCAGTTCTGTGGCAAGTATGAACTCAACAAATGTAGCGAAACAGCCGAACAGTTTGGACGCTGGTTAAACGCCACCTATCAAGGAGTGTTGACATGAAAGTGTATGTCACCTTGTGTGTAGCGACCTTGGGCACTGGCATAATATTTTTGTGGTTCATGAATGCCATGGAATCACCCATGATCACCATGCGTTACGATTGCAGACAGTTGATAGGCGGATGGCACCCAGACGTGCCGGTAAAAGTACAACAGATGTGCAAAAAGAAAGGGTATGATGCTGATAGCAAAACCAGTAATTGATAACGAATTTTGGATCCTGCAACGAGACGATAAAAAAATTGGCAACGTAGAAGCCTGTGCTGGCGGATACCAAATCCGTATCAACAATCAAATCACACAGTACAAAACCATCAGCATGTTGGAACGTGATGTTGGTATTAGATTTGAATCCAGTCCTGCTCGTGCACCGGTGGCAACATGTACTGATCGATTAGTACACGGGTATCCCACAGCCAGTCGTGTACACAATCCGGTCTGGGACGTGCCGCATGCGTTACCGCTGTTTACCAAGACAGCCAAAAGCCGTAGCTGGTTCGCAGCCGGTTGGTATCAGGTCAAGAAAGGTCGTAAATGGCGTACTGTACAAGATCCCAAGCTGATCGTGTTGCAACGCTATACCTATCACGGTCCATATCACAACACACAGGAGATTGCCAATGTCTAGCCCATTCCAACAGCAGGCCAGTTTCATGCAGGCCTGCGGACAAACTGTCGGCATAGAAAATAGAGATCAGTATGCCTTGTATCTGGATCTCATACGTGAAGAAGTACAAGAGCTGGAGGATAGCCAGCATCCGGTAACCGATCTGGATGCCTTGATTGATATCTTGGTGGTCACTATTGGTGCCATACACAGCATGGGAGCCGATGCCGAAGGTGCCTGGAACGAAGTCATGCGCAGCAATTTTGACAAGATCGACGTCAACACCGGTGCTGTGATCAAAAGAGAGGATGGCAAAATACTCAAGCCTGAGGGCTGGGAACCGCCCTGGCTGGATCCATACCTGAATGAGGTGCACAGATGAGTTTGCACATAGAAAGATTTATTGATCGTGTACAGGGCCTGCAGGGCGGTAGAAATACACTTGTGATGACAGCCGACGAAGCACAAGCCTTGGTAGCCGATCTGTCTCGACTGTTGTTGCACATGCAGGAATTGCAGTCAGCTGTTGCTCAACCAGTAGACGAAGTGATCACCGTGCGCATGGACGGCGGCAGTTATTAAACTGGGTATATTACCGCCATAAATACTTGATCATGAGCCGACCCAAGCCAATCGTACTAGCTGAAATAACCAATCGTAACACCTACAAGACCGAACAGGTGTTAGGCAGCGAAGGAGTATGGGCTGTGTTTTATGACAGCAAGCCCATCAACCTCAAAACCAGCAATCTTTTGGTGCAATACCCGGGACCCAAATACAAAAAAGTATCATTCAGCAATCCCGGACATGCCATCAACCTGGCCAAAAAATTGAACTCACAGTTCAAGACCGACAAGTTCACAGTGGTGGTTCTCAAGCAAGGCGACCGAGTTTTTCCTTGACACCATGCGTGTTTACGACACCTTTATATTTTACAACGAACTGGATCTGCTAGAGCTACGCCTGCGTACCTTGTACGATCATGTGGATGTGTTTGTGCTGTGTGAAAGTGATCTTACCCTGACCAATCATGCCAAGCCCTATATCTTTGAACAGCACAAACAAAGATTCGCACCATGGTTGGACAAGATCCGTCATGTCAAATATACCAGTTTGGCCGATCGCAATTACTGGAACAATGCGGATCTACAGCGGGATGCCATCATTGCCGGGCTGGCCGATGCCAACGACGATGACATTGTGATCTACAGCGATGTGGATGAGATTGTGAGACCCAGCAGTGTTGACTATACAAGAACTCAAGACCAAGCCACGGTGTTTGGTTTCCATATGCCCCTGTGCAATTTTAAATTTAATTATGTGCGTGCATCTCCAATACCGGGCCCGTTTGACATTTGGAGCATGGCTGCCAGGGCCAGCTGGATCAGACAGTTCAGTGTACAAGCACTTCGCTATCAACGATCTAACCTGTATAATCTTCCAGCACAAATTGATTATCGAGGCCGTACAGGTATGTTGACCCAGGATCAGGTAGTAACTGTGCGTCACGGCGGTTGGCATTTCAGCTACCTGGGCGACCGGGTTTGGCTGACCGACAAGGCACGCAATACAGTGCACCAAGAAGAAAATACTGCTGATCTGGTCCTCAATCTCGATGTAGAAAAAAGTATCGCTGAAAAGAAAAGCTGGAATCGTGACAGCGAATTCCAGTACGAAATAGTCAACATGACCGATTACTTTCCCAGAGCCTGCCTGGACTATCCGCAATGGATCTTGCCCAATTCTGGCGTCGATCCTGAAGAATTTTTATCAAGATTCTGATCATGCGTGACCGTCTGCAACTTACTAAAAAATTAGTGTCTGAGTTGCCCGAGCAGGATCGTATCACTGTGGCCCAGGCTCGGACACAATGGTGGTTTAATATACGCAACACTGGTGGTATGCGCCTGACCGGCCCTGGATACCGAGTGTTCAGTGAAGTGCTGGATATCGAATCCTACGAATACACTATTTCAGATCCGGCCATGTTTGATCAGCGCATGATGCTGGATCTGGACCGCAAAATACAGATGCCCTACTATATCAGTACCACACGCGGCATACCAAAAAAAATCATATTTTTTGGCAGCAAGGAAGCCATGATGGTGGTTTTGTACGGTGATCTCAAACGATGGCTTGACAGTTGCTGAAATATGCTATATAATAAACACTTGGGCCTCTAGCTCATTAGGTTAGAGCAAACGACTCATAATCGTTGGGTGCCGTGTTCGAATCACGGGAGGCCCACCATAAATAATGTTATAAAAAGATTTTGGATTTTTAGAGTAAGTAAATATATCAAAAGGAGTCACAATGACTATTATCACACATGTCAACCTGGGCAGAGATATGACTGCCGTCGAACTGAACAACGTTATGAATCGTCTAACCATTGCTGCAGCCGAGAACCATGTATACGCATCTGCAGAACAAGGAAATTTTCCAGCCGTGGCTACTAGTGTCGATGGACAAACAGTAATCATAATATGGGACACCGCCGATTCAGCCAATGCCTGGATAGCCTTCGTCAATGAAGCTAGTCCTCCACCAGTGCTGGCTCAAGTACAAATCATTTAAGGAATTGATATGACTATTATCACAAATATGAACATGGGCAGGAAATTGTCATCTCTCGAAGAGGACTTTATGCAAAATCAGCTGGCTAGTTGTCAGTTGGCTCAAACAACGGGCACGGGGCCGGCGTTGAGTATTCCTGCATTGCAACCCACCCTAGATCCAATTTTTCCACTTAGCGATTGTGCTGTTATTATCTGGGAAACCCAGGATGCAGCCGCGGCCTGGGTCACATTCATGAACACATTTGATCCACCACCTTTATCAATCGTGGTGCAAACTGTCTAGCAGTAGCAAAGTATTGTTGTAATTCCTTCGTAGCAAAGGCACTGTGGACGGGAGTTCGATTCTCCCCGGATCCACCTAAGGGACTTGTATGTTTGAACATTGGATTTATTTTTGGGGTATTGTAGCCGCAGTAAATCTTTGGTTCTGGTTAGTTGTAGGTCTATTAGGTGGGTCCGACCGGTTTCGACATGGTGAGATAGCGAAAGAGGCAACACAGTAGGCGATGACTGTAAATCAAGCAAAACTCGTAAATGCAAACGCAAATACAGGCGAAGTCGCTGTTTCTGGCAAGAACATCAAGTTCTCTGCACGTACAGTACGAGCCACATCATTTGCAGTTTAATCACTGCATAGGGTAGGAAATACCTCGTAACAGAAACCACCAAAAGGGCCTTCGGGCCCTTTTTTTTATTTGCATCAAGTCTTGATTGATAGTGAATAAATACTGGCAATAAATCTTGTAAGAGACAAGGAGCAAGTATGAATGATGTTCTCAAGATCATTGGCGATCTTGGTTTTCCTGTTGCAGCAGCATTGGCCGGTGGATATTTTGTTTTTTTGACCATCAAACTGTTGTTGGCCGGAGTGCTCAGCAGTATCAAGAGCATGGCCGGCATCATCACGGCCTTGGACAACCGAGTCAAGACCATGAATCATGAAGTCTTAAGAGTGGATACATTAGTAAGTTCTGCCCTCGGTCTTAAACCCGATCTTGACAGAATTGCCAGAGCTGACGGAAAAACTGATTGTCGCAGAGACTGATGAAATACTACGATTATGAATGGGATCTATATCCCAATTATTTGAAATTGGACAACGAGTTGGACACAGTTGCATTGGGGTGGAAAGAAGGTGATCTATTCCGTCTTGAAACCTGTTTGGTCACTGGGATCCGGATGATCAAAAAGATTGATCCTGTTGAACGATTCACAAGAGGCTACACGTGATGGGAAACCTAGTAGAACTGGTAAACAAGTACGGATTCCCTATCATCATGGCCGTGGGCATGGGCTATGTCATACACTATGTCTGGCGGTGGGCAACTACCGAAGTCAAGCCGGTCATATCAGATGCCAACACCGTGTTGATCGCACTGATTGACCGTATACGCATGTTGGACAACGACCTGATCCGACTGAATCAAAAGGTCAATACGGTTCTGCATCTTCGTGGCAAAAGCATTGAACATGAACGAGTATCAGCCGAAAAGCGCATCAACGCCACTGTACAAGATCAAGAAGCAGCCGGCGGTAGCGACTGATCATTTGCTTGTGGCATGATAGGTGCCGTTCCAGTTGTCTGGTACCCCTTGTTCCATCCGCTCGATCATCTTTTTGTAATATTCCTGTATGTCCACGGTTGGATCTGTACACAATTCTCTAGCCCACTCAAGTGCTCGATTCCAGTTGCCACTTAGATATTCTTTCATGTATTCTTCATGTTTGTGGGTCGCAGTTTGGCCCACGGTATAGATATCCAGCCCAACAGTTTTGCCTTTGACCGCGATGTTATCCAGTTTAATCACTGCAAATGAATCTTTGACCAGATCGGCTGTTCTTGGACCAATGATCAACAGCACACCATAGCTCTTGGTTTGTCCTTCCAGGCGTGCTGCTGTGCTTACTGAATCTCCCAACACATCGTAGCCAAATTTGGTTTTGGCACCGATATTGCCTATCAAGGTCTCGCCGGTGTTGACACCTGCACCCATGCCCACTGGAGGACGCCCACTGGCAATCAAGCCCACATTGAAATCTTCAATGGCCCGGATCATTTCCAGTGCAGTGCGCACAGCAGTTTGGGCATGCTTGTCATCATCCAATGGCGCACCATGTACATGTAGGCTGGCGTCACCAATGAACTTGATCAGTGTACCATCATTGGCCAACACAGGAACACTCAACGCTGTCATGTAGTCATTCATGATCTTGGTCAGGCCTTCTACATCGTCGCCAAAACTTTCGCCTAGCGCAGTAAACCCACGCAGGTCAGTCATGACTATACTGAGCTCTCGACGTTCGCCACCGAGTTTGATCAATTCAGGATTTTTCTGCAAGCGTTCCACAATGGTGGGATTGACATAACTGCCGAACTGTCGTTTGATTGCTAATTTTTGATTTAACTCTGTAATAAATCTAACAATATTGATATGTAGGCCTACTAGAACTACTGCTACGATAGGAATAGTAACATCAATTAGGAACGCATAATGCGTGTAAGCGTATTGCCCACCAAAGTAGAGTAAGACAACTAATAAGATTGGAACAATATAGGATAAATGTTTATTCATTTGTGCTTACATTTGTCTCCGTGATATTGGACGTATATATTTTTAGCACATACCATGCCGCAATGTGGGCATACCAACTTTTCTCGTTTTATACCTGTTATTTTATCTCTTATTTTTTGTTTAGATTCATCTGTGTGTTTTTTTCCGTAAAAACTATTATTCTCTCCGAGATGGGCTTGTCTATTCTTTTCTTTGCATTCTTCGGATTGCCTGGTGCCGTATTGATTGTGTTTTTTGCCTTGCTTTGCGGCTTTTAATTTTATACGATGATTTTCAGATTTAGCAACACCAGTATGTGATAGACTATTTTTCTTACGCTGTTCTGTTGTCCATACTCTGCCAGTTGCTCCTTCGCCGCCATCTGTTCTATTGTGTAATATACCAGTGCCTAGATCTTTACGGCCCCACCAACGTATTAATCGGCGCTCAATGGCCAAGGCACCGACTTCGGTTAGTTTAGTTTCAATAAAAATTATTTTAGATTTATCTTTTGGGACTTTGACGGAATGAGCTTTAGACCAAGCTCTTGCGTCTTTACCTTTACCGATGTAGTAAGGTGTATGGTCTGACTTTCTTATGTAGGCATAGACATAATAGCGTAAATACATTTGCTGTGATTCCTTTACAATCATAGAGCGGGTGGATGTTGATAGCATCGCGACTCGCACTTTTATTTATTACGCTTTTCTTTTTCAAGTCTGGCAATGTGTTGCTTGAGTTGCTCAATCGACATTTCGCCGTTAATAACTTGTTGATAGATATGTGCGGCCATTTTAAACTCATCAGCAGGACTGATTCCGTTGTAATACAACTCAGCAAGGTGCCTTGCTAACATCTCCGGGGCATCGTGATTGATCCAGTTTTCTTCTAAACTTTGATTAGCAGATTCTATTAGATTGATATAATCGCGAAATGTTTTCATAATAATATTTATTACTTTTTACGCCAGTTAGCGAAGAATACAAGCACTAATCCAAGCACTATTATTAGTATAATTTCTGCCGTATCGGCCCAGCCGGGTCGTTGTATGACCACGTGATTGATCATGGTGGCCATGATTCGGGCCTGTAGATCATGTGGCCACACCGCACCAATACTGGTTGGTACCGGATTGGCAATGCCAGCAGCCGTGGGTCCCACTATCACAACTGCACCACCAAAATCTCGGGGTAAATCGGTCAACTTTGCCGATTTACTGTGTTGACTCCAGTCTATCCAGATGCGTCCCAAGTTGTCTGTGGCAACAATTCCAATATCGCCCGGCAGTCGCAGTTTCTCCACACCCAGCTCGTTCATTCGCACCTGGAATGTGCTGTTGCCACTGGCAACACGCAGAGCTTCCAGAGACAGCCCGGGATACAGCCGCCCGTCAACTTGTACCACCAATGGCACACGACGATTTACTCCGTCTATTTCTGGCAAGGTGTTCACGATGCCCACACCAGCCGCTGAATTTTCTATGGCAGGAATATTGGCAATCAGGCCCGGATATGTGATCATCATGTCCAGGTTGTTGGAGCCAATCACGGCCGAGCCCGGCGGGTGTGCAATGTTCTTGCTGTGGTCAGCAGGGAAATCTGGCAACACTACCGGATATTTTTTCAGTGCATGTCCCAGTCGATTGTCGCCTCCAGTACGGTCAGGTTCCGGCATGAGCACATCCAGCACAACTAGACCTGCGTGTCTTGCATATAAATCTTGTATGATTTTGGCATATTCCGCACGCGGCAATGGCCATTGCCCGAGTTGGTCCAGTGCGGCTTCGTCGATGTCGACAGTGTAGATGTTGTTGACTGTGGGCGTCTTGTTGGCGATCAAGGTATCAAAGTATCTTAGTCGCACACTTTCAACAAACACAGGATCTGCTGTTCTTATGCCCACAACTATGGCCAATGTGACCAAGGCTGTCCAGGGGCTAAGTAGGATTTTTTTCATTTGTTCTCATCGACCAGTCCATTTAGCGATCAAAGATACGCCATTATCGTCCATGTCGTCATAGACTCTCAACCCTCTTATTTGGCTGACTATCTCATTGCTGCCAGCACGTATAGGAAATGCGTACACACTATCTGTTTCACCTGGGATTTCTTCGCTGGGAGCCTGATGTATAACTCGGCCACCGCGTTTTAGGATGGCCTGTGCAATTTTGTCATCGATGATATAGTCATCTACCACACCAAACATTTCCACTCCGGGTATGGTGTTCAACATTTGCCACATTCTCCTACCACCTGCGGTCTGTATGCTGCCGGCCATGAGTGTATAACGCAATACAGTCAAGGCAATGCCGTATAGACTTCGTGCCAGTCCTTGTCTGCGATATCGTTCGTCTACTGTGATAGTTTCTACTTGGTACAGATTGGGGATTGCTTGGGCCAGTCCCCCATCAGCCCGTTCCAAGTGCAACTTGGCCACTATGATGTCGTTGGGTCGTTCACGTTGTTCTTGGGGTCGCTCGGGATCAACGATATAGATCACAGTTCCATCAACAATATAGTAACCAAATCTACTTCCGCCTGGCAAGGGACGTATGCGACGCATGTTTTTTGTATCCACAGTGAAAGGCAATTCTTTATTGCCACCTGTATAGAGACCAGGTTCTGCCCGTTCTATTTCCGTAACGAATTCTTCGGCTCTCATCTTAGAACTTCATTCCTAGCCCGAACACAGTGGCATTGGTCAACTTGTTGTTGATGCTGTCCTTGATCCAGGTGTTGCTGATGCTGACAGCAACATCATCGGTCAATTGATATCTCAATGACATGACATTTTTTTGATATTGGAATGTGCCACCGGATTCAATCAGGTACTTTTCTGAAACGGTGCTTTTGTTGTTGATTTGATAACTGGCCCATACACTTTCACGAAACACTGTTTGGTTCAACTCAACACTTTCGGCCTGTGCTATGCTGGTTTCGGCGCTGAGCTTGACTGTGTCGGTACGCAACACACGATAACCATGACCAACACCAAATACCACTAGATTTTTATAGGTGCCAAATTCGTCATATTGATATCGTCCAGCTGTTTGTAAATAATTTTTACCGTCGCCCAATTCGTAATTGACCTTGGCATACACATCAAACAGGTTTTGTGTGACTCCACTGCTGGCGCTGGATTTGTATATGTTATCAATATCTATGTACTGACTGTACGGGCTTGCACGCAGATCTTTGTTGATATAAGACACTGCGCTGTTGATCGTGGTGTTGGAAAGATCCACAGTGCCACCAAGATTCACCACAAGATCATGTGCCACAGCCTGTACTGCAAAACTGGCAATCAAAGCCAAAAAGATTTTTTTCATACGGATATTTATATCGAATCAATTGCCTTGGCGCACAGTTATAGGTCCGCAACCGCCTGCTTGTACACAAACAGTACTGACCGAATAGTTTTGTCCACCTGTTTGAATAAGATTGACCGATCCTGGGCCACCAGCATTGACTATGCTGATATTGGCATTATTGGCTGATCCGGTTTGTAACACGCTGGCACTGTTGTTGTTGCCCAGAAAATTCACTGCCAGATTCTGTTGGCTCCCAGTCTGTGTGGCAGTGAGACTGTTTTGATTGCCCTGTGTGTTGGCCGTGATCTGTTTGGCTCCGTTGCCGGTCTGACTAAAGGTCTGTGTGTTATAGTTGCCGTTGACTGTGGTGGCCACATAGCTCATGTTGGCTGAACCGGTATTGGTCTGTTCACTGGAGATCTGATTGCCAGTGCCGGTTACCGTGAACATGATATAGTGTCCGCCGGCATCTAGGCCAGACGTTTGCCCATCCAGGGCGACACCTTGTTTGGCTATCACAGTGTTATAACTGCCATAGACGGCACCTTCTGCCAGGTGCTGTCCTGACCCCAATGGGTCGCCCTGGATTATCTTTACGTAATTGCCATCGCCTTGTATGGGCATACTGTTGGCACCCACTCCAGCTATGCCGGCTTGACCACTGTTTTGTTGAATTCTGATGTTGTTTGAGTCACCAACTTGATCTATATAGATGCTGTTGTTTGTGATATAGTTCAATCTGGCCTGAGCCGAATCTGTTTGTGGATCAGCTGATACAACGCTGGAGAACAGCATGACCAGTAACAATAACTGTTTCATATCAATTCTGCTTCAAAGTTACCACCGTGGTACCGCCGGTGTTGACGCGATTTTTTATCGTGATGGAACCTTGTGTTTGATACAGTGTGGCATTGCTGTATTTGCTGAATGTGGCGCTGGACATGTTGCTACCGTCATCACGACTTAGAGTCACAGTCAAATCGTCCACAGCTACCTTGACCCCTGACAGTGCTTTATAGTCTGGCAACAGTCCTGACGTGGTGCTGTTGAGTAGATTGAGTTCAGCCGCCAATTGTTCGTTGATCAAGGTCAAAATATTTTGTAAAAAGTCCTGATCCAAAAAGTTTTGGCTGAGCCTATTGGCAAATATGGTTCGTTGTTGTTCAGTCAACACGTTGCTGAGATCGGCTTCTTTGAGAAAATCCTGGCTAAGAGCATTGACTCGATTCATTTCTCGTTGGTCCGATACTGCTCGACGAATCTCAGGCGGCGGACTCAGGATCAACAGATTGCTGATGCTGTCAGCAGTCAGTCGCACAATGACCGGTCGAGTTGGTGGCGTGCCACGACTGTCCACTCTTGTGGCTTGAAAGGCCTGATCCAGTGTGACTTGTCCGGCATCAGTGATCACATCAATTATGCCAATTTTGCAGTCACGTTCTATATCAGCATAACCAGCCGGACAACTGGGCAACAATATCACTGTGCTAGAACCCAGTTCATCCACAGTGGTAGTAAAATCAGTTCCACGAACAGCGATAGTGGCGGTGGGTGTATTGATAGAAACCTTGCTGGGATTGTCATGAGCAATAGCCCCTGACGCATACCGCACCGTGCCCGACGCCATGTTGAGTGCCAGTTTGCCTGCGGTGGGTTTTTTTGGATCATACACAAAGTCGTCAATGACCAATCGGCTATTTTCGTTCACTTGTACTCTAGTATCGTCAGCAAAGGTAATGCCCACTTTGCCCTGTCCGGTTTTTACAGCATCTTCCATTTCTACTGCTGTTCCTTTGGTGCCAGACAATGTGGTCTTTTGTCTTTGTATCGATGCTGGATTGTTGGCCTGTTCGGTTATAGTACCAATACCAGCCCAGAGATTCACTGACACGAAACACAAACTGAGAAACAACAATATTTTCATCAACGCAGACCAACGGTAGAAGGTGGCGGGGCTGTGCCTGTGCCTTGTGAAACGCCCACAGTGTTGCCACTACCATTCATTTTGAGATTGAGCACATTGTTGGAAGCAGCACCAGCAGCTTGATTGGCTGTTATGGTATTGTTACTGCCGGTAATACCCAAATTGGCCGTGTTGTCGGCGCTGCCGTATTGTGACACAGTGATTGAATTACCACTGCCGGTCATGGCTGACCCACCTGTGTATCCGCCCACAGTGACCTGATTGCCCGCAGTGCCACCATCTTGTGTTATGCTGAACACGTTGCTGGCACCAACCAAGTTAATGCCCACACTGCTGTTATTGACTGGACTGGCTACACCTTGTAATACTGTGGCCACGTTGTTGCCACCACCCAACAAACTGATATTTTGGGAGTTATTACCACCGTTGACAAATGAATTGACCCCATTGCCGTCGCCGCCTCCGGTGTTTATACTCAAGGAGTTTTCACCGCCCAGGACCCGAGCATTCAATCCAGAATTGTTACCGGTCTGATTTACTGCGATCGAATTGCTTTCACTGATGCCGGTACCTTCGTTGTTGCTGTCAATTTTGGCTTTGGCATTGTCACCTGTCACGGTATAAGTCACAGTGGGGTTGCCTGCTCCGCCGTTGCCGGTCATGGTCTGTACGCCCAGATCCAGTCGATTGTTGCTACCAGTCTGGGTAATGGCCAATTGATTGTTGCTGCCGTATATTCGGGCATTCACAGTGTTATCGTTGGCATTGGGCAGGGGTTGTATACCTCGTACCACGTTACCATAACCTGATTGGGTTATATTGATCGTGGAATTGTCACCGGTTTGGTCTATGTAGATGCTGTTATCGGCTGCTCCTGCTATACCCGTTATCGCTAGCATTGTTATTATTAGTTTGGCTAGTCTTGTTTTCATTGCGTTTTCCTTTTGGCTCTTTTGGCCTTTTTGCGACTCCTAATCGTTCGCTGTCTGTAGATTTTTCAATCTATCTTGTTTTACAAATCCCTTGACTCCTGAATCGGTTTGTATTTGTACCACATCTTTGAATTGCGTTTTGGTCACTGTTGCCACTTGGTTGGCCAAAACTACCACATACGGGCCATACACAGGCCCATCGAGATTGGATTTTGTTGTGTACACTCGAGTATTTTTTACAAAATACATTTTGTCCAACTTGGCAATCTCAATTTTTTCTTTTTTTGGTTCTGCAACTTCCACAGCTCGTGTTGGCTCAGCCGCTGGGACTGTTTCCGCCACAGTAGCCGGCGGCGTGATCTGCACTCGTGGTTGTTCAGGTTTGCGATAATCCCATACTCCTTTGCGCTCACCTTCGCGTATGATTTCGACCACTGCGGCTTCCACTGCTGTTTTCACTGCCAAGGTACCGGGTTCATTTATGGTCAATCCAGTTTCAAATTGGAATATGCCGGCTGTGGCACTGACAGCTCCGGTGGTGCCATCAAACACCTTGCTTACAATGTTGCCACCGGGTTCGATGCTTTTTAACACAGCAAAACTGTCCGCAGTACTGTAGATGATCTTGGTTACTGTGACCGCAGCCACTATCTTGCCAGTGTTGACTGCTATGGCCCTGAGGCTTATGGTCACCACATCTTTACTGTATTGTGTACTAGGACCTATGCCCAAGAAGTTATATCCTGTGCCACCCGATTCTACACTGCTGTCATAACCAATGATACCGCCTTCGAATATGATGCCAGCAAACAGCATGGGCATGAGAGGTTTGGCTTCTTTGCCTTCGTAGGCTTCGCGCATCTGTTTGATGATCAAGCGTTCTTTGGTCAAGGCGTCTAGGTTGTTGCGTTCGACCACATCAAACCATTGGCCGTGTCCCACATCCTGTAAGGCCTTGATCAAGAACACATCAGCACCTTGTGTGACCGCGGTACTGAAGCTGGCAATACCTGGAGTGGGTTTACGTTGTCCAGTTTTGTCGGTAAACTGATACACAGCCACGCTGAGCTTGGGGCCAGCCGGCAAAGGCACAGAATCAAATTCTCGTTGTAGTTTGGTTGGCACCAGTTCAGGCTTGTGCTCAACACCCATTTTCTGCGTGGTAGCACAACCAGATAATATAGCCGCAAGCACCAAGGATAATAGTATTTTCATGTCAGTTGGTCATTGTAAAACTGCCTAAGGGCACAGTTATAGTGGTTATGTTGCCCACATTGTCAGTTACCTGTAGCAGTATCTGATTGGGATTGGTTGGATCTTTGCTCCAGCGTATGGTATTGCCTTGGAAATTCATGGTTCCGCCGCAGGGTTGTCCTGCGCTACAGTTGTTGTTGGCAAACATGGCAGTGGCCAAGTTTTGACTGATCTGTGCGTAGATTCTTGATTCCAAATTGGTCAAAAATTGGTTGATGGGATTACTGGCCGCTGTGGCTATCGCCTGTTGTTGTGCTGATTGTAGCGCACTTAGCACAGCCTGTTGTCTAGTATACTGTTCGTTTTCTATGGTCAGCTGATATGTACCATAGCCCGAACCGTTGAAACTGGGGCTTTTGAATGTGAAATCTGGCAACGGCGCCGCGACGGCATCGCTGACCAAAACCAGCAATATCAGTAGTTTGTTGATGTTGTGCATGTATTGACTCCTGTTAGTATTTAACTGGAATGCCTGGTATTTTAACTTGCTGTTTAACTGTGCAAATAAGTATGTCATGTTCTCTACAGCAACTTTGCAAACTTCCGACATCGAAGAACTGCATCAAACAGTGGTTCGATCTCGAGACCACTTGGAAGAATTGGGCTGGTTGGCCCAGGCCACCCTGGATCAATTCAGCCTGCATTATGAAGCCATACTGGCCATGTCGGCCTTGCACATATCTGTGATCCGGATAGACGGCTGTGTGGCCGGCGCAGTCGAGTTGCAGGACCACGGTCACTACCATGTGATTGGTTATTGGTTGGGGGTAGATTATCGCGGATCAGGACTGGCCACTCGGGCTGTTCAGCAGGTGCTGGATCAGTATCCTGGTACGATCAGGGCCGATACCCTGCGACGCAATCCGGCCAGCGCACGAGTGCTGGAACGATTGGCATTTGTGTTGACTCACTCAGACAGCGAGCGTTGCTACTATGAGCGTGCTAGTGTGCAAACAATCGATATACCCGACGCCATTCTTGCAAAGTAACAGGTTGCATGCCTCTTGCCATCCTGCGTTGATTGAACTTGGTCAAACTGTGTTGCATGCTCATAACAATCTCCTGGTTATACTAATATAACGCCTTTGAGACCGAACAAGTTGACAGCGATCAACCAAAAACTTTTATCATTATTGCCAACGGATCTGATCGATCAGCCGCAAGGTGCGTTGTTTGTACCAAGAGTACATGCCGGATCTGGCCACGTCTAGATTGTGCCAGAATCGGTCCTGGTTGGCCTGCCACAATGCCTTGGCCAGATCCGGCTGAGTCAGGATAGCTCGATTTAGATCAATGGCCTGTGTGATTCTATCTACCGGATTAGTTGTTGAATCATAACTGTGATCAATGATGTCATCAAACATGTCAAACCCAATCTCTCTCAGGTGTGCCACAGCTCCGGCACCGGCTATCAAGATAGGAAAATTGAATGCGTAAAAACTGTGATGCGTTTTTTCAGTCAACATGAATGCTGGAGTGACAAAACTGCTTTCGCATATGATTTCCACAAAACTGTCTCGGTACTTGTGTCTCAGTTGACGATTGAAATTGGAGAAATTGTCGTTGGAGTTGTTGGGTGCGTAGATGCGATAATCGTCCACAACCAGTGACTGATTGGAATAAAATCGTTCATAGCCGCGTTGCATGATCGGCTCAACATGCTGATTGTGGCTGTCAAATTCCCATTGGATACGTTCTCGGAAATTTTCCGATTCCGGCTGTTCCTGTACACCGATTCCCAGGAACGTGATCAGGCCATGTTGATCCAGATCCTGTCCAAATAGATAGCTCAACAACACCACTCTATGATCTCGCACGTTGCGATTGAGGCTGATAAATGTCTTGGTGCTGGCAAAATTTTTGTCTGCTACTGGTTCTAGTCGTCGATATTCGATCAATTGATTGACCCAGTCTCCGCCCCAGGGTATGATCTGCACATTGGGTTCCTGTAACTCCAGATAAAGATTCTCCAGACTGGTAAAAATCACAAACATGGTGTCAGGGTATCGTCGCACACACCGTACAATCAGATCCACCCCGGCTTGCTGAGTGTGTTGCCAATGGCTGTATCCTTTCCACAGATCCAGCAGGTCCTTGATGCCAATGATCACAGTGGAGGATTGGAATAGCGTATTTTCAAAAAAAGATTCCAACCGCTCAGGAGGTGTACCCCACATGTAGTAGGATTCACAATCGCGCCCGGGACCTTTAGTGACCAGTTCTTGAAACAGGTACAGAGTAAACTCATCGTTGGGAGGTCGGCTTATGATTTTTAACATGCTAGATCGGATATCTGATGGAACGCCAGTTTGCATACAGCATCAAGGCCTGGTCTGGATTGGCCGTTATTGACATAGATTCACACAGGTCTCGATATTCGGCCAAGAATTCTGATTGGTTGATCAGCATGCGATCTAGATCGATGCATCGATCGCTACAGTGCTGTGCGATGTGATCGAATTGTTGAGCCTCCCGATCGCGCCATTGGAATCCCAACTGTTCCTGTTGTTGTGCGACCCAGTCATCATGCATGCGCAACTGTACATGATATATTCCATGTGACCAGGGCTGTGGATCTTGTTTGGCAAACTTGGCACCGGCCAGATCAATTCGAGTGTTGATCTGGTATAGATTTTTAACAAACTCGTGCGGATGTATGGCATGTATCACAGTGTTGTAGATCTCGCCCGACACCCGATTGAGTTCCTGTAGTTGATCGGCCTGATAAAAATCCGACCAAGCACGATGGTACTGTTGCCAGCTGGAAAATTGGGCAGCCTGATCAAATCGATACAGTGCAACACGATCAAGATCCGGTGGAATAGCCAGCTTCTGACGCAACAAATGTTCCACGGTGGTCTTGGGCATCTGCGGTATGGTCTCGGTACTCAGGCCGAATAGTCGTGACAGGAAATTTCCAGCATGCCCGGGCATGTACACGATCATTATGTATTTCACGGCAACTCTCAGAGTCTATGAAGCGATATTTATATCGCCAAAAACAGAGTCAAATATCTTGTGTGCATTGACAGTGCGACTGTAATACTGTATACTGTATTAGTTACAATACAACATCAAGGAAACCGACATGAGTAAACCAGCACCTAAAAAAACCCAGACAGCCTCACAGTTGAGCCGTACCTTGAGTGGGCAGATCAGCAAGCAGGAAAAACTCAGTCGCGCATTTCGGGCCATACGCACTGCCCGGGCGTTGACACATCAGGCCATTCGCGAATTTGATCGTAGACCGTTTGTTTGATCTACTATTGAACTACAACAAGTTTGGTTGAGATGGTTGCTGTTCGAGCCTGGATAACCTTTTCCCAGGCTAGGGCCAGGACGAAATCATCAAAATGTCTAATCGTGGTTGTAGTACCATCATTGTTGTTTGTTATACTGTTGGGCTGAACAAAGCTGAGTCCAGCAGCAGATAGATCTGCCAGATAGACTGCACCAGGAGCAAGATTTCCGTTGGAATCAAACTGCATTTCAGCAGTATGACTTACTGTTGTTATTTGATATGGCATTTCAAGTCTCCTGGTAACTGATATTGTTATTTATCAAAATTTCACTAGAATGTGAGGCGATAGTGTTTTGATCTAAACTGTCGTATGCTGAAAAAATTGTTTGGATCCTGTAACAGATACTTGCCGGCACTGTCAGTGACCACGCTGTTGATGCCAGCAAGATAATTTTTTACCACTCGATCGTTGAAACCATCTTCGAACCATTGCCGAAATCGACCGTGATGGAAATATTTTTCAAATCTTCCGGTGTCAGACAGCGTAAGTACCGATGTGAAATTTCCTTGATGCGCATGGTGACTGGAATTGAGGTCACCAAATCTTCCACAACCGTGGATGCTGTAGTCAAACCAGCTGAACCGAGTGGCATTGTGAACCTGATTGTAATCGGCCAGCTGTTCGGGTCGAGTCGCTTGCGGGCGAAGGCTTTTCACATAGTTCAGCAACATGTAGCTTTGTTTGACATGCAGTTCTGGCAAAGCAGGATCTAGATAAAAACACACCAATCGCGGCTCGCCCATGGGTCTACAAAAATTTTCGTCATCCTGGTACGAATAGACACCAGTGTGATCAAAATGCAGTCGAGGTTTTTCCAGTCCTATCACGGCTACAAAATCGCTAGTATCCAGGATTTTTTCCACGTGTGCCAGGCTAGGAGCATCACCAGCGTTGGCGAGTCCCCATTGGTATCGCATGGGTTTTTCCCAGATCCAGTTTTCGTTGCTGTATGTTGAATCGTTGGTCAGGAATTCAGACTCGTGTCTGTACACGATTTTGGTATCGCTGTGAAATCCTCCGTTGTGCAACAGTTCCAGCACCGGTTGTTGTTCGTGTGATTCATATTCGTGCAGTCTGATGTAGACCAAATCGATGAATATGTTGTTTCTTTTAAAAACCTGGTACATGGTATAGCTGTCAGTGCCGCCACTGAAGAAAAACACTATGGGTTTTTTCATGGTTGCGATCTGCAGAGCCCGGATATCTAACAGTTGGTCCCACGTGGTTTCTGGCTCTTGGCTCCAGTCACATTGGTCAAATGCTTCATCGTAAAGATTGAATCTTATCTGCAGATCATGTTTGGATGCGTGGCTGGCTGCTAGGAATTTGTTGAAAAATGTCTGATTCCTTACTTGATAATATATGTTGGACATGTGCCAATTCTGTAGTGTGTTGTACAAATATTTATTGGTACGGGTACCTCAATAAATAAAATCCAAATCACTCAATGAACTGGATCAACAAATATGAAAAAGATAATTTTACTGATGTCAATTTTTTTATCGGTCACCTGCTCGGCTGAGTCCTTGCGCATCATGGTGTCGTACCCGGCCGGAGGCGCTGGGGACCTTGTGGCCAGGTTCGTGCAACAACAATTGAACAGTCAAGGCGATACTGTGATGGTGTTAAATATGCCTTCGGCCGGTGGCCAAATGGCTGTCAAAGAATTCGCCAGATCTCCAGCCGATGGCACTGTGTTGTTGTTGACTGGAAGCGGACCGATGGTATTCAAACCATTGGAAAATCCAGAGCTGAGAACCACAGTGGACTCGTTGACACCCATGATGTATACTGCCGAACTTGTTTATGCGGTAGTGGCCAGTAAAAAAAGCGGAATCACATCCTGGGCACAGCTGGAACAACAGGCTCGTTCTCGACCAATCGCAGCGGGCAGTTCCAGTGCTACTAACACCGCAATTGCCAAGGCGATTCTCGGTCGCATGGATGTGACCTATGTGCCCTACAATGGTGATACTCCTGTGGTACAGAATCTTCTCAGCAACACCCTAGACATAGCATTAGTGACCTACGCCAGTGTGTATGAACAAATTGTGAGCAACAATGTTGTGCCCCTGGCCTTGACTGAAGAATACCATAACAACAACGATGCTGTCAAAATACCCAGTCTAAAAAAACTAGGCCAGGATTTTGATTATACTGGTTTTTATGCCATGTACCTGCCACCCGGGACCGCTAGCGATATACGAGACCATTGGTACAAAAAAATGACCAAGATATTTGATTCTGCGGAAGCACGCGAATTTTATCAGATGCATCAGATGCTGTTGCCCTGGGCAACAGACTATCGTGCGCTCGATTCCAAGGTACGAGCCGACACAGCCCGATGGCACAATCTTTATCAGCATTGAGCTCGAGTATCAATCAGCAGTAGAACTTGAATTATTGTGACTATCATAAAAGTAAATAGTTTACGTTGAATATATCGACCTGGCACTAGTCTAGAATCTGGTGTAATATATCATATCTTTGGTCAATTAAATTTTAATTTTGAAAGAACAACAAATGTCAAAACCATTAATTTTTCTTGGATGCGGTCAAATCCTTCCAGATCTAATAGAACATTTTGAAATAGGCGGATTTGAAGTTCGTGGTATAATTGATAGTGACTATTACGGCAACACCGCAGATATGTATGGGTTACCGATTATAGCATCTGAATCTGCCTGTGATTTTGAACAATTGAAACAACAGTATGATTTTTTTATAGGTGTTAATCCGGTACCCTCGGTAGCACGCAATGTAGGAAAAAGAATCAAGTTTATAGATTTAGTAGATCAACACCAATTGACCTGTGCAAATTTGATGGTGAGCCAGGTAAGTCGTATCAGTAAAACAGCAAAGTTTGGGCAGGGTGTTTGTGTAGCACACTTTGTGGACATACACTCAAATACAGAGTTTGGAGATCACTGTTTTATACATGGAGCCACTCAAATTTCTCATGGGTCCAGGCTAGGCAAAAATGTAACAATTCAACACGGATGCTTTGTTGGAGGAAATACAGAAATTGGAGAAAATACCTATGTGGGTGTTGGTGTACGACTCATGAAGATCGGTGGCAACATGCGAATTGGAAAAAATGCAGTAATACATCCGGGACTCACAGTGCTACGCGATGTTGAAGACAACGAAATTGTCAGCCTAGTCGGCGGCAACACTCGACGAATTTATCAACAACAGGAGATATCAAATGTTTAAAAATATTTCCAAAGCCATATGGTTTGTTTGGATACCTGTGCTTGTGTTGGCCGGAAGTGCTGTCTACATGTTGGCCATAGGTATAATTGCTGCGCATTATCTTTGTGCCACTCTGATTATGTGGATGTTGGTATGCGGACTAGGTGCCGAAGTAGGGTATCATAGAGTGTTCAGTCATAGAACACATCACCTGCCAGCCTGGAAAGAAAACATCATATTATTCTTTGCTGTGTTTTCGGGTCAGGGGTCCAGCATCATGTGGACCGCACTGCATAGAGGATACCATCATTCACACTGTGATACCAAAAGAGACATCCACAGCCCGGTAGCACACGGATTTTTTCATGCTTTTGTTGGCTGGTATTTTCAAATCACCCAGAACAACATGATGATCAACATCAGGTACGCGGTTGATCTTTTACGAAAACCCAATCATGTATGGTTTCATAGAAACCAATTGAAGATCATGTGGCTGGTTCCTTTGATAGTGTGTGTAGTGGATTGGCGCCTGGCATTCACTGGATTTTTTCTAGTAACCGGCATATCATTTTTTCATGCCAACATTACCAACACAGTGGGACACATACGCAGCGGCATTGGCTACAGAAATTTTGAAACTCAAGACAGAACCTACAACAACATCTTGACCGGATATCTGACCTGGGGTGAAGGGTGGCATAACAATCATCATCACTGTCCGGGCAATTATGATTTTGGTTCAGGCATCAGCGGTCGTTGGTGGGAATTTGATGCCTGCAGGATATTCCTGCCATTTTTAAAATTATAGGGGATGAGTATAACAGCAAAGCAACAGGTAATGCAAACAGTGGCACACACTCTGGGATGCTCCGATCGAGTCAAATTGACCGGCAAAGAATGATCTAATCAGTCAGAGTTCAATATTATAAAAATAAATAGTCCTATGCCAAATTTTGAATACATCGACCTACCACCTATTCCGGAATTTCTGTGGCCAGACATATATTTGGCAATAGATAACAATCAGGCGTATTCGACTCCCACGTGTACTACGTATCGTATTTGCGAAGCAAGAAAAAATCTGTACGATTTCATATCAACAATTTTTGATCCCAAAATCTACACCTATGACAGTGTCAACGTGCAACAGTTTGTTGCCCATGGCAAAAAACATGTCGATGGCCGTAGAAATTTAACCTATAATTTTTTGATAGATCAAAGAAATCCCACAGTAACCACCAATTGGTACCGGGATCAAGCAGATACGGTGCCGTATGAAAGTCATGTGATTGAACCACTAAGGTGGCACAGACTCAAGGTCGATGTATACCACGAAGTCACAGGATTCCGACCAGGTGATCGAAGACTGGGTGTTTGTGTTTTTGAAAGCTTCAAAAACACCCCAAGATTAACATCGCTGTAGCATCAACATTGTGTGAGTTGCAACCATATAGTTGTTATGGTTGACATACAATGTCAAAGTCAATTATAATTATTGCTAAGATACAATTTTTACCCGCATTGAGTTTGACGTATTTGTCCAATAACATGCAGTTAATCAACCACTTGGTTGACAGAGATATAAATAGATCGTACAATCATTGTATAGTATAAAATTTAATGGAAAAGCAAATGTCGCACATACGATTACATTCGAAGTTTAATTGCACCAAGCAGATGGGCGTGGGCGCCTATTGGTCAGCGATTAGTCTGACGAATGATCGCGCACCGGCAGAGCAGATCTGGGTTCATGAAGGATGGAATAGTTAGGTAAAATTATTCCGCAAACTTCAAGAACCCTGGAACTAACAACTCCGGGGTTTTTTGTTTTAAGTGTCTCGGAAACGAGGTCCATAACAAGGCACTATAAAGACAGCATGTTGAACGGGCGGGTACTAGGATGGAGTCTCTCTTGTGAGATGAAAAATCAGTATATAGTAAAGCACACTGAAAGTGGCAAGCCGGACCATGGTCCCTCGGGGATCTCGGACAGTGTGCTTTACTATACACATTCTGGAACCCGGTGGGAGTGAAATCGCCGTGGCGGAGTGTGTTAAAATCTATTCCATCTTAATATTCTTGGCGAGTATGCCCGGCTGTTAACCGGAGAAGGTTGGTTCGAATCCAACAGATGGAGCCAAACAATTTGGGGGCAGTAGTGGGCTACGGGTATCCCTTGCAAGGATGCTGTCTAGAAGGATTCGATTTCCTCGGTCTCCACCAAGTTTTTAGGCTTGACGCTGAAATGGTTTCAGCCCGCTACGACATAGCGAGTTAGGTGGTTCGATTCCACACTAGCCCACCAATTTTTAAATATGGAGCAGAAGCATCAATGGTGATGCAGCAGACTGTAAATCTGTCGCCGCTGGCACGCCTGGTTCGATCCCAGGATGCTCCACCAAGCGGGTATCGTAAAATGGTATTACCCTAGCCTTCCAAGCTAGAGTCGCGAGTTCGATTCTCGCTACCCGCTCCACTAGAAGTATAGCATAGCGGCTAATGCAACGCCTTCATACGGCGGAGACCGTTGGTTCGAATCCAACTACTTCTACCAACACTAACTCAAGGATGGTCATGTATCAAGCAATCAATATCGATGCAGTCAAGAATTTCATACAAGCGCAAACGCCAGAGACCAGAATCTATATCGGTGGCGACAGTGAACGATTCCGAATGAACGGCCAATGGTACGCTGACTATACCTTGGCCATCGTGGTACACATCAACGGCAACAACGGTTGCAAGATCTTTGGAGAAACACAGCGCGAACGAGACTGGGATCAAAAACGAGACCGTCCTCGCATGCGACTCATGAACGAAGTGTACAAGATCGCTGAACTGTATCTCAAACTGACCGATGTGCTGGAAGATCGTGCCGTGGAAGTACACCTGGACATCAATCCCGATGAAATGTACGGATCCAGCTGTGTGATACAGGAAGCTGTGGGTTACATACGTGGCATGTGCAACGTGATACCTGTGGTCAAGCCCCGAGCATTCGCTGCCAGCTGTGCAGCTGATCGTATGAAAATGATTTTGGCAGCATAAAGTTTCGCCCCATTAGCTCATCTGGTAGAGTACCTGTTTTGTAATCAGGATGTGGTCTGTTCGAGTCGGACATGGGGCACCAGTGTTAACACGGCCCTCCTCTGTTGCTTGACTGGACAGCTGGAGGGTTTTTACGCCTCGTTGGTTTGATTCCATTCTGGGGCAACAAGTTTTGAAGAAGCCTGGTTCAAATCCGGCCTGCCGGGAAACGGTTAACAGTCCGTCCTAGCGGTAGATTAATAATTGATAAATCATCAAATTCAACAATCTCGGGTTCGCCTAATCTGGTTATGGCACCTGGTTTGGGACCAGGAAAAATGAGAGTTCAAATCCCTCACCCGAGACCATACATAACCTGGCTAGCTCAAAAGTAGAGCACACGACTGATAATCGTGAGACAGAGGAGCATTACCTTTGCCAGGTACCAAGCAGTCGACACCTCGTTAGTTTAATGGTAGAACTCCATCCTTACACGGTGGTTACGGTGGTTCGATTCCATCACGAGGTACCAACAATGGGTCCTTAGCTCAATTGGATAGAGTTCTGGTCTTCGAAACCAGCGGTTGGCGGTTCAAGTCCGTCAGGACCCACCATTATGAAAGGAAAGTAATATGCATGATTATACAGCAAAAATTGCTCGAGCAGATCTAGTACACGGTGCCTACTACACCGGGCGATGTCGTAATGCCACAGTGGCTCGCTGGAATGCGGACGAAGGACAATTTTATCATTGGCGTTACAAGTTTGGATGGCATGTGGACTGTATACGCCATCCAGAAGATGAGCAGTATTTTGATGTGTTTGTGGTAGAAGCCCAGTTACCGGGTGTACCAGAAAAACCAATACCATTTGATTAAGGAGAAATCGTATGAAACCACGCAATATATTTGCTGTGTTGGCCAATAAACGGAAGGCGGGCTCGCACCGCAAGAGCACCAAAGCTCTACGTAAGCTAACGAAACAATCGGGGTATGGTGAACAAATAACCTCCGCAAACATTAAAGTGATGTAACAGGCTTTTAACCTGTAAAACTAGGAGCATTACCTAGGCGGGGGACCAATAGAGTTTTTCACAGATAGAGCTAAATACTGCTAACAAGGAGCTCTACCTATGAAAAATTTTAAATGTCTAAATTGTAATAAAGAACAACCCATTAAAGGGCATAGTTATACTGGCAAATATTGCAATAATAAATGTCAAGCCGAACATCGTACAAAACAATGGTTTATAGATAATCAACCATTATTTGAAAATGGTACATTAAAAAGTCGAGTATCTATAAAAAAGTTTGTTACTATTAGGGATGGATATCATTGCTCTATTTGTAATCAGCAACCTGAACATAACGGAAAATCATTGATAATGATATTGGATCATATTGATGGAGATGCAAGTAATAATAAACCTGAGAATTTTAGATTAGTATGCCCAAACTGTGATACACAGTTACCAACATATAAAGCTAAAAATATAGGTAACGGGCGTGCCACTAAAGGTATGCCTTGGTACAGTGGATTATAATATGGTGCTTGAGCTAGTGTGGTCATTCAGCGCGAGTCTGAAGAATTCGAGAACTTGGTTCGATTCCAAGAAGCACCACCAATACTCTCTTAGCCAAGTTGGTAAGGCAGCGGATTTTGATTCCGCCATGCGGTGGTTCGAATCCATCAGGGAGTGCCAATTTTTATGCCCCTGTAGCTTAATGGTAAAGAAACGAGCTTATACCTCGTCAAAGCACGGGCCAGATAAGCCCGAGTGTAGAGGTTCGAGTCCTCTCAGGGGCACCAAACGATTTGCCCTGGTGGCGAAATTGGTAGACGCACTTCTCTCAAAAGGAAGAAGGAAAAACACCTAGTTGTGAGTTCGAATCTCATCCAGGGCACCACACATCTGTAGCTCAGTTGGCTAGAGCATTATCTTGACATGGTAAAGGCCACAGGTTCGAATCCTGTCAGATGTACCAAACTCGACGAGCGTGGCGAAACTGGTATCCGCACAGAGTTTAAGCCTCTGCGTCGTTAGACATGAGAGTTCGAATCTCTCCGCTCGTACCAAATTATCTGGCCTTAGTTCAACGGATAGAACATAGAGCTTCTACCTCTAGAATGTGGGTTCGATTCCTGCAGGCCGGACCAGACCAAACCACAATATTGAGTCTGGACAGTATTACCAGTTGTTTTGTTTTACAAGATTAACAATGTCATGCGAATACATTTTATGAGTAAGTGGTCCTGGATGCCATCCGTCGGTTCCGCGATCCTGGAGCGTGAACCCATCGTGTCTATTCAAGATTTCGGTGTAACATATATAATTGGGCAATTTTGTGAAGTGCTGCACAAGATCAACGTCTATCATGAACCCGCACAATATTAAATTTGCACCAATCTTGTTACAAAAATTGATCACCTGGTGTACTTTGGTAAGTGTCACGTAGGTCATGTTATCATCGTCCAATCGATCAATGTTTATCGTGTTGTTAAATTCTGGATGACTTTGATAATAGTACACATGAACATGTATCAGCTCTTTTTGAAAATACGGAAAGCGTGCCGGACAAGTTAGGCCCCAAATCACAATGTCATCTTTGCCAATGTCAGATCTCAAAATTTGATCGGCTGCCCAGGTGATGGACGATCCTGATTCTGCCAAAAACGATACAGGCAAATCCAGCATGTTGCTTACCAGTTGTCCCCATCTTTGATTTTTTTCTATTCCGTCTCCTGCGGTATAACTGCAACCCACGGCCCATAATTGCTTGCTATTGGTTTTTCTACCATCTGACAACTTTAACATGGCGGTGTCATCTGATGGGTGCAGTGTGTCAGGAGAAAACAGATGTGTATTCTCTACAATTTTTTTATTGATCAAAGACGATAACAAACATTCGGTCCATTTTCTCATGACACTACAGTTGTTGCTGTCGGTATCGGACCAAATGGTTGGCGGGAAATATATGAGTTTGTCTGCCGACCACAAGGCCTCTGCAAAATCATGCACAGAAGAAAAATCACCCTGGCTGATATAGAAAGTGCCATCTGTCGATGATTTATAATTGTGTTCAGTCAACAGCGTGGCATCAGGATCTATCTGTTTGGCTGCATAGCTGATGTATCGGGTTCTGTCACCGACCAATAAAGTTTTCATACCAGATCCTGTATCATTTTCTGCCAACAGCGTGTGCTGTGTTGGATATTTATCGACACCCACGTGGCTATGGGTTATTTTTAACAACAGCACCAACAAGTTTGCATCCCATGGAGTTATTAGTGTAGTGGTCTGCACCTCGGTTTGTGGAACCGATAGTATGAGTTCGATCCTCATATGACTCCCCAACAATTTGCCCCGGTACGAGAATTGGTATATCTGCCGTCCTTAGAAGTCGGAATCTGTGGGTTCGAGTCCCACCTGGGGCACCAAATCCAAACCTAGGTCAAGACACCCAATAAATATGTCATGATCTATAGCTATCCCATGCCGTTCAAATGTTACAAGTATCTGGCCAAGTACACTGAACAGTACATGGAAAAATACAATTCACTACAATATTACACAGTGGCTATTACGCTGCCAGACCCGTTACGCCGGGCCCTGGACACCGAACTGGCTCAGTACAATTTGAGTCCCATGTGTCATAGTCTTTCATTCAAGCGACATGGATTCGCCAACGAACAACATCCACTTCAATCCAGTATCGGCATGCATGTGGACTGGGACTGGAAACATTCGACCGAACCTTACCATGCTGCTATTATATTTCCAGTCAGTGGGTGCAAGGACACCTATCAGTACTGGATACAGGGCAACTACACCTTGGTCCACCAAGAAAAAAGCGACCCCGGTGGCGGACCAATTAGATACGGCCAACCGTCCTGGAACGAGCCTGGCGTTGTGGCTGATGAAAAAGCCTACATCGAGCACGAACCAATGTTGGTTCGTACCAACATTCCGCACAGCGTTGTCAGCCGAGCTGACGGATCGTATCGCACTATACTCAGTGTGCGTCTTACGAACAATGAAAAATTCGACGACATTGTTGAAAAAATAAAAGCAAAAACAAATTGATACGGAAGCGTGGTCGAGTGGTCGATGGCGCTAGTCTTGAAAACTAGAGGCTCGCAAGGGTCCGTGGGTTCGAATCCCACCGCTTCCTCCAAAAACAATAGTACGGTGCCCGAGTGGTCCAAGGGAACAGCCTGCAAAGCTGGACAGCCGTGAGTTCAAATCTCACCCGTACTTCCAGAATTTGTTGTGTTTTTACAACACCGGTATCGCGGTTGACCAATAATCCACGATACCGTATAATAGTTGTATATTAAGTAATAACTGTTCTTTAACAATTTAGGTAGTAGATTATAGAGCCTTGGGAAAGGCGCTATATTGAAGCACATTATCAACCGTAAACTAGCTAGCGGTGGTCTGGTGACTAGGCTGAAAGATATGCCGAATAGGTTCGATTCCTTTTAGTGTGTTTCAATATGGTATGTATGTGGTTCGTCTAGAAACCGGTAAATTGTAGTTTAGTCTGCAAGCCACACACCATATTGAAGTGTTTTATGAGTGCGTAGAAAATCGCGAGCGCCGCCTGCTAGTTCTCAGGGGATAGAGCACTTCAATATGGTATCATAAGAGTGTAGTTTAACTGCGAACAAGAAAGCAAGGGCCCTTGTGTATCAGTAACAGGAAGAACTAGGACTAACAGCGATTGCAAGGCGTGGGTTTCGCGACCGGAGTCTTGATCGTTGCCAAATTCGTAGACTACACCCTTATGGTTTGTTAGATCAGTTGGTTAGATCGCTTCCCTGTCACGGAAGAGGCCATGGGTTCGAGTCCCATACAGACCGCCAAGTTTTATCGATCATCGCATGAGAAGGTGATGGTGTGCCTAGACTCTACACAGCCCGGCGCCGGGCTCAGAGCAGTGCTCCATGGGTTCGAATCCCATATGATCGACCAAGTTATGTGCATTTCGTTTAATGTGGAACAAGACGGGGGCGCCACATAAGTCTCTTTAAGTAGAGCGGTGGAACAAGCTTCACATGCGGGTTCGAGCCCCGTAGTGTACACCAATTACCAACCATCGCGGGTTGATTAAAAAATTAACCTGCATTATGATATATTTGTAGTAGATATTGTTGAGACCGTGAGCGAAAGCCCAAGCAATCCTAACTGTCAAGGAACAACACCATCCCAGAGTATCATGTCCACTATATGGAGATTATCAAGTCTTGCTTGGATTTGATTGAGAGCGAGATTTGGGAGAGCAGTATATCAGCGTTAATCTCGGCCGGGATTCGCTTGAATGCTTCTTAAACATGCGACAGTGGTCTCAACAATAACATCTATGCGGGTAGGGTCAGGTCACCAGCGAGGTCTCATAAGCCTTTGCCATCCTTGGTTCAAATCCAAGACCCGCATCCAAACATGTACAGGTGGCAGAGCGGCCCATTGCACGGGATTGCAAATCCCGAAAACCGTGAGTTCAAATCTCACCCTGTACTCCATACGGGCCTGTAGCTCATCTGGGAGAGCGTTGCAATGGCATTGCAAAGGTAGTCGGTTCGATCCCGATCAGGTCCACCAAATCAAGTCCCCATCATCTAGCGGCCTAGGATACCGCCCTTTCACGGCGGGTACACCGGTTCAAATCCGGTTGGGGACGCCAAGTAAAGTAATAACATTGCGGGTATGATGTAAAGGTAACCTGAGTCCTTGCCAAGGACTATTTGAGAGTTCGATTCTCTCTACCCGCTCCAGTTTTGTCTCTCAAAATTTATTCCGGGTTCGCATAGCGGCGATTGCAGCGGCCTCCAAATCCGCCATACCACATCGGGAGTTCGAGTCTCTCACCCGGAGCCATACATTAAGTTAAACTGCTTTATTCTTTGATACAGTTCCTTGATGGTTATTTTAGAGGTATTATAGAGAGGCGCCACACATATATAATGCAACATAGTGAGTTGGATGAGAGGCTGAAATCGGCACCCTGCTAAGGTGTTTGCTATTTTAAAGATGGCACGTGGGTTCGAATCCCACACTCACTGCCACCCTGGTTAAATACATGAAAGGAGGCACCTATGCCATCAGTTTTTCTTTATTCAGATCCCCATTTTGGGCATCAAGGAGTTTGTCGTTTTATGCGTAACGACGGCGTTACCAAGTTACGGCCATGGGACACCGCAGAGGAAATGGACGAGCACCTTGTTAAAGTCTATAACGAGCGTGTAAAGCCGAACGATAAAATTTATTTTCTCGGAGATGTAGTGATCAATCGTAGAGCCTTGCCTACACTAGCCCGGTTAAATGGCGACAAGGTGCTTATCCGTGGCAATCACGACATCTTCCCAGACCGGGAATACCGTGAGTACTTCCGTGAGTTGCGGGCTTACCATGTGATGAACGGACTTATTTTAAGTCACATTCCGATCCATCTAGAAAGTCTCGGTAGATTTGGATGTAATATACATGGCCACTTGCATGCCAACAGAGTCATGAAGGCTCAGAGTATTGATGCTGAGACTGGTGAAATCTTATACAGTGATGAGATTGATCCTCGTTATTACAATGTATCAGTTGAACAACTTCCTGATTTTGCTCCTATACTTTTTGAAGATGTATTAAAAAAGATCAAAGAGCAGGGCGGTCAGGTTGGCTTCCGTAATGGCAACGGTACCACGCAAGTGACCTAGCTCAAAAGTCTTTGCGCTTTGGCAGTTTGTAACAGTCGCCAGCGTTTTAAAAAATCCATTTGTGATTGCGTGGGCGACAGGTGTTGCGGTGTAGCATCTAGGTTGACAAATTGTACCAGGTCTAGCACTTGGTCTGGTTCAAACACCTGCTGTATCTGCTGTATCTGAGGATCCAGACTGTCGACAGCCGAATCCAATATCTGTCTCATATATTTTTTGTCGCAGTCGGGTGCAGAAAACTGTTCCCGACTGACATCAGTAAACCAATAGGCCTGTTTGTCATAGGCCATGCGCAGTTGTAGATGTACATCAGCGCATAGCAAAATCTTGTAGGTGTTGTCGCTGATGTAACAATTGGTTTCGAGCATGTCCGGGTTGAACAACGGATTGCAGATCAAAAATATCTTGTGGCCGGATTTGGTTTTCAACTCAACATTGTTGGGCCAGGACTCATACTGTTTCCATTTCTTGGGCGCAGTGGATAATTCTTGGGGGAATTGCTGTGCAATCATGTGTTGCACCGTATCGGTTGTGTATTGATACCGTCCGGTCAGCAACAGATAGTAATACAATGCAAATCCGCCCGACCCGCCCTGATACAGTATGGTGATATCGTTCATGCGATCCTGATTCTAGCACAAGCAGTCACTGATTTCTGGAAAAACATTGTGCCAGTCCAGACCACGTCGTTGGTCCAGAGTCTGCAAGAACTCCAGTACATTTGTTTTGGCGCCGGTGTTGGTCACGCTGTGCATGACCTTGCTGTCAGGCGCATATTTTGATCCTAGTCGATCCAGCAACTTAGCAGGTACTGTCTGGGGCGATAACAATCCTCCGGCCGGATTGAAGTGGAATCCGATCGCTCTTCCAAATCGATCGTGTGCAAAATTGTTTTGATACCATTGTTCAAACTCGTCATAGTAGTACAGGTTGAGTAGATTGACTGTGTGATTGATTTGAAACTGTACCGATTCTGGCATGCTGTCGCGCATGCGCAACAGGTTGTTTTGTACTTGACTCCACTGCAAGGGATATCTCACATAGTTGAATCGATCGCCAACACCGTCTATGCTAAAATTGATCAAGACCGATCCAAAACGGCTCCACTGATCTTGACGAAGCTGGTCTGGCATGATGCTGCCGTTGGTGGTATACTGCAACGTGACCAGACCAGGATCTGGCACATGCGGCAACATGCGACTGTCTGTGTCGGTCAAAAAAGGTTCGCCGCCCAGGAACAAGATTTTTCGTACATGGGCCATATCCACATGATCCAGTATCTGTCGCACATGATCGGTCTTGCTGGCCTTGGATACCCGCATGATACTGTGACCCAGTTCTTGTTGCCAATAGGTACTGTGCCAAGGGCCACACATGATACAGCCTCCGTTGCAGATGGTGTCCAGTTGTAGTTCTAGGTAACTGGCATCGCCGACCTGGGCCGATTCTGGAACCAGTTTAAATGAAAGCTGGCGCCAACTGTTCCTGAGAGAATTCTGTTCTTGATAGCGACAGTCTCGGCAATGGGCATCTGTGCCAGCATCAACCGAATCAAGATAGGCACGATACTGCTGTGCATCGATGTCAGAACCAATCAACAGTTTGGGTCCCAACCATTTGCAACAGGGCATGAGATTCAGTTGATTGTGTTGATTGATCTGGAACTTGTAACCGTTGCTCAACAGTCGACAGGTGGTGTTTGGCATAGTGACTGTACTTATAACCAATCTACACTCAACCACATACAAGTGATGTAAATACTATCAAGGCGGACCTGTAACCATATTCCGCCTCCGCTGACGCGAAAACAGGATGGGCTGCGCTCACGGGGTTTCTTGGGTACCCGACACACCAAACCCAGGATAAACATCAAGTTGACACTGTGATACAATACCTGTATAATACAGTATCAACCAGGAGAATGTATGAACTTTTATCATGAAACTCGCAACATGAATGGCCTTACATCAGAAGCCGCAGTCAATCGTATCGGTGGCAGCAGATATGAAATGATCCATATAGCCTGCGCCCGAGTGCGGGAACTCAAACGTGGTCATGCTTCTAAATTGGACAGCAAACAGATGCCCATGACCGCAGCCATCATGGAGATTGAACAAGGCTTGATCGGCACCGATTATCTGCACAAGGTGGCATGACGCGGTAAGTATGTGTCCCACTCAAGGCAACCACCGGTCCCAAAGAAAAATCCTGGATCCAACGCCGGATGCAAACATTGGTCAAACGTGGTCAGGCTCCTCGGCCGGAAGCAGTTGCGGAACCGGTTGCCAAAGAGTAAAGCATTCGCTGATGTAACTCAGTGGTAGAGTACCTCCTTGGTAAGGAGGAAGCCGGTGGTTCAATCCCACTCATCAGCACCAAGATATTCCGGTCAAGCAAACACGGTGTAGGCGGGGGACTGTTAATCCCTGAAGCCTGGTTCGATTCCAGGGACCGGAGCCAAGTAACAAAGCGGGATTAGCTCAGTTGGTAGAGCGTAACTTTGCCAAAGTTAAGGTCGTCGGTTCGAACCCGATATCCCGCTCCACAAGGGCTGTTGGTATAGCAGGGAACACACTTGCGTGGCACGCAAGAGTCCGGGGTTCGATTCCCCGACGGTCCACCAAAACACTTGACTGTCGGTCAAAAATATTGTAACATGTTTTAGTGTCACTAAATATTTTTCGTGGGCGTACAACCCAGTAACACACCAACCACAATGTGATCATACACATATTCAACACAAGGAAATCAAATGAAAAAATTGTTATTTGCAACGCTGTTGGCCTCCGCATGCGGCTTGGCTTCAGCACAAAACAGCGTCACGCTGTATGGTACCCTGGATGCAGGAGCATACAGCATCACCAACGCATCAGCCACACAAAATGCATCGGGTCTGGTAGACTCCAGCATGACATCAAGTCTATGGGGCATCCGAGTCGCCGAAGATGTCGGCAATGGTACCACAGCCGTGGCCAATTTGGAAGGCGATTTGCAAACCAACAACGGCGGCATGAATCAAAATGGTCTGTTCCGTCGTGGAGCCTATGTGGGTCTGGCCAACCGCCAATTGGGCGAGCTTGATCTTGGACTCAAAAACAACCCATTGATCGTTGTTGCCCACAACATACTGCCTGTGGCTGGCGACAGCGTGAACTTTGTAACAACCATTGCACTCGGATACGCCGATTTCTTTACCAAGAATGCTGTGACCTATACCACTCCCGGCATGGCTGGCATGACTGCCACTGTGCAATACGGGTTGGGCAACCACGCCGCAGACGGTACCGATATTGCCTCGGGCAGTGTTGTTGCTTTCAACTTGATCTATTCGGGTATCGACAACTTGAAAGTGCTCGCAGCCGGTCAAGAACGCCGCAACGGTGGGGTTGCCAGTGTTTCGGCCAACAGCAACAGTGCAAACAAAAACACATACATTGTTGGTGCCAACTACAAATTGAGAAACTTGACTGTGGGTGCCGGGTATGTGTCAAATCGCACTGACACAGGTACAGCGGTGGGCAATGTCGATGCAGCAATGATTGGTGTTGGCTATCAGTTGACTCCTGCCGTACTGTTGGGTGCCAACTATGTCAAAACCAATGACAGCGCCAGTCTGACCAATGTGCAAGCTCACTACAGTTTCAGCAAGCGGACCGAAGTGTATGCTCAAATTGGTTATGCCCAAAACGGCACAACCACAAGCAATCCAATCGCTCCTGTCTTCCAGACAACTGGTACCAGTCCCGGAGTAGACATCAGTGGGTACAGTGCCGTGGCCGGACAGAATCAAACAGGTGCTGGTGTTGGTATCATACATCGCTTCTGATTTTTAAACAGTACAAGAACCCGCTGAGGCGGGTTTTTTATTGGTTGCATTTTCGAATACATATATAATTGTATCAAACAAGGAATAGTCATGAGCAAATGGAGCGAACAGATCCGGGCTGCACTGGATCGCAAACACGGCATCACACATCCTGAACAGGATGGTGCACCTGTGGTCGAGAAAAAAGTCAAAACTCGTACACAGCCACCACAGGGTAAAAAACCACCAACTAGATCAGCTGGTCGAGGGCGGTAATGAATCTCGATTTTTGACATCTAGCAAATCGTTAATTTTACAGCAAGTTTTTGCGACAGAAAATAGCCATGTGTTATGTAAAAAATAGCACTCTAAACCCCCTGCAATACGGGGGTTTTTCATGGTTGCGTTTTTGGTTGACCCAAAATGGCCATTCAGTTATAATAGTAGTATAGTAAACAACAAGGAGCTGAAATGAGCAAAAAACACTTTGAAGCAATGGCTAAAGAAATCAGTTATATCAGCGATTTGACAGCTCGCAAGTTGGCGGCACTGGCTGTGGCCAACGCGGCTGGACGTTTTAACAATAATTTTGATCGTTTTCGTTTTTATACCGCTTGTGGAGTTTAATATGATAAATCAAATTGTTCAAAATGCCCGAGCAGCCGCAGTACTGGCCGAAACAGATTTTCTTGCACGTCACGGTGAGCCTGCTTATTGCGGATTTGGTTGGGTTGAAGTTTATGTTGACCGCACCAATTCTAAGGAAGCCCGGGAATTGATTGCGGCTGGTTTCCGTAAAAGTTACAAACCTCGATGTCTTACTTTATGGTCACCAGGTGCCTATCATGGACAGAGCATGGACGTAAAGGAAGCCGGTGCCCATGCTTTCGCTCGAGTTTTAAGCAATTCTGGGCTGAAGGCCTATGCCTGCTCGAGAGCTGACTAAATCGTATCATATGAATCTCCTCCCGGGCAGTTGACCAGGGGTGTTGCATTTACGCAACTTAATTCCTAAGTCCCGGACCATGGTTGACCCAAAATGGCCATTCAGTTATAATAGTAGTATAGTAAACAACAAGGAGCAGATATGCAGAATTCGTTGGCCCAGTACTCGGTAGAAGAATTGCAGAATTCGTTGGCCCAGTACTCGGTAGAAGAATTGCAGAGTTATTTGAGCGATTTTCACAAGGATTTTTTTGGCTTTCGTCCTCGTTATGCTACTCCTGAACAGTGGCGTAGCCGTGAATATTTAGAAGCCAGTATCAACGCGATCCATAACACGATGGACAAGATGAAAGAAACCCGTGCAGGGCGTGATGAACTCCGTGCCAACGGTTGGGTAGTAGAAGAAACCGAAGAGGAATTGATCCGACATGACAGCCATGTCGGATCGTTTGTCCCACAATTACTCAGATCCGTGGCGTTTTGTGACAGTTTGACTTGATTGACCAATAAATCAATCAATTGTATAATAGCAGTATAGTAGTTAATTTCAATCATAGTTTATTTTTAAGGACACAGCCCTATGTCAGATACAAGAACAGTAACATCAAAGCAGGCCCGTCGCAGTTTACTCAAGGCATTCAAAATCCAACGCCCGTTGTTCCTTTGGGGTCCTCCGGGTATCGGTAAAAGTGAACTGGTAGCCGACATCACGGCCGAACTGGGTGGCTACATGATCGACCTGCGCCTGGGTCAGATGGAACCCACTGATATCCGTGGTATTCCGTTCTACAACAAGGATACCGGCAAAATGGACTGGGCCGAACCAGTGGATCTTCCAACTGCAGAATTGGCCAGTCAGTATCCCATCGTGGTCTTGTTCCTGGACGAAATGAACAGTGCAGCACCCAGCGTACAATCGGCTGCGTATCAGTTGATCTTGAATCGCCGAAGTGGCAAGTATGTGTTGCCTGACAATGTGGTCATGGTTGCTGCTGGTAACAGAGAAAGTGACAAAGGTGTCACATATCGTATGCCAACTCCGTTGGCCAATCGTTTCATTCACCAAGAAATGAACGTGGACTTTGCGTCTTGGCAAGAGTGGGCAGTGAAAAATGGCGAGCACAAGGACGTGGTTGGTTACTTGGCATTCGCCAAGCAGGATCTGTACGACTTTGATGCCAAATCGGCCAGCCGTGCTTTTGCCACACCACGATCATGGCACTTTGTGAGCGAACTGTTGCAAGACAGTGACACTGACGACGACACCAACATGAACTTGATCGCAGGTACAGTGGGCGAAGGACTGGCTGTAAAATTCATGGCACACCGCAAGGTGGCCGGCCGCATGCCAAACCCAGCTGATATCTTGAGTGGTAAAGTGGATACCCTGGATGTCAAAGAAGTATCAGCCATGTACAGCCTGGTAATCGGCATGTGCTATGAACTCAAGGATGCTGTGGCCAAGAAAGTGCCAGACCGGGACTTCCATGCCATGAGCGATTGTTTCTTTGGCTACATGATGAAGAACTTTGAAACTGAGTTGGTGGTAATGGGAGCCCGCATAGCCTTGACAACATACAACTTGCCATTCCAGCCCACCAAGCTCAAGAACTTTGACACGTTTCATACTCGGTATGGCAAGTACATTCTACAGGCATCATTGTAAAGCTAACGGAGGGTGTGTGGTAGTGACCAACACAGGGCTGTGTACACACAGCCCTCCTTCCTGTTTCCCGGAGATCACATGAATTTTGTAGTATGCTCAAAAAAAGATAGCGAGATGATACGTTACCATGACAATAGATACACAGTTCAAACTCAGGTGACCGGTAACCTGGCACGGAGCACCTGGAGATGAACTATAATATAACTCGACTGGACCGCAGACATGCTTGGCACGACGAGTTCGACTACATGATCGAATTTGCCAAGCGCAGTTTCACCCTGTTACAGACTGCGGAGTCACCGGTGTTGCAGTTTGATCGTACGCGACGTTGGTTCAATGACCAGTTTGGATGGAGCCAGGATGTGACCCTGCGACACAGCATGAGCCAGACTCCGGTCGAGCAAAGATGGCCAGACGAAATCAACCCGCACTGGGCCTACAGCATGAAGTACGACGAATATCGTGTGTATGTGGCCGGCCAAACCGAACTTGGTTGGTTTGTGCTTAAACATCCGCAGTCATGACGTTTGAGCATTTGAAATTACAATATCAAGGCGCCACATCGGCCCATTATAGCCAGGTCGAGCCCTGGTGCAACGAACATGTGGGTCAATACGGACTAGATTGGACTCGGGTAGGAGCAGATCTGGCCTACATGATGGCCAATCCCAGCTACAAAGAAAACTATTATTTTCGAGAGGAATCAATGCGTACTATGTTTTTGTTGAGGTGGTCATGAACAGCCATCAACGCAGACGGGATCGTAGACAGTGGCGTTATTGCTCGCGTCAAGCCCGCCATGAAGTGACTCGATCTTGGAGTTGGGATCAGGCAGTGGCTGAATATATGCGTCGTTTTAATTGGTGTGTTGAACAGTGGGGCGATCGGGCCGACCGTTGTGGTTGGCGAGAACGCGGTATGGGCGAACGATGGGAATTTGATTGTCCAAAAAAAGCCACTCTGTTTAGGTTGAGGTGGTCATGACCCTGTCGACACAAGATTATCCATACAGCGTAAAAGTTACATATAGTGATCAGCTACCGTTTGGTACTGCTTTTTTTAGTTCGTCCCCTCCGGGCAAATGGTGTCACCAGCATATTGGCACTTTTGGGCGGGCGTGGTACGTAGACGCTGTTGGAAGCTTCGTTGGAGTTAAATTTCATTTTGCCCGCGAGCAAGATGCTGTGATGTTTGCGTTGAGGTGGCATAATGGTTAAGACAACTCCGCCATTACCAAATCCATACTATCTGCCCAATTATGTTATTTTAGAGGATCATTGGGACGGGCCCAATCACAAGCGAGTAGATGTTACTCTTCATATCAGTCTTTGGATTGAGCAACAGGACGTAACCCAGTGGAAACCAGATGTTAATACAGCGTCGTCGTACAGATATATTATCACTCCAAAATTATTAACATTATTATCGTTGAGGTGGTCATGATAGAAAAACAGGTTGACATGTTGAATGGTTATTCAAATTTTGCTGACATGCGTACAGCAAGCAAACTTAAATCACAAGGATGGCGACCCGTCGTGTATGATCTCAATTCTCCAACACTACGCGAGATGATTAAATGGTGTCAAGACTCATTTGGTACAATGTACGGAACAGCAGACCCCGAGACTTGGAGCACGGAAGGAAAATGGTTTGGTGCTGAGTTAGATTTCAGTTCCGGTACAGTTGGCAGAGATAAAAAGATAGTACTGATGTTTCCCGAACAAGAATACGGTTGGTTTGCGTTGAGGTGGTTATGATAGAAAAACATAATAGCAAAGATGACGGGCGGGTGAGTCTGGACTCTAACAAATACTCTCAGGACACAATGAGTGAGATCCACAATTGGTGCTTTGCTGTTTTTGGCTCGGGCGGTCGTAAAGAGGAGTATAGATGGCGATATAGGTGGAATAGTGAAATTAGTAAAAAAGATTTTTTCTATTTCAAACATGAACAAGATGCTGCGATGTCGGCGTTGAGGTGGGCATGATTACAGACGAGCAAATAGCGATAGCAATGGTGAAACAAATGAAGGATGACGTTGACTGGGGAATCTTAGAAAAAATGAGGACTAGATTTATATTGGGACCATACCTAGGACAACCCTATGCGGTAAGAGTGAGATACGATGGTACAGAAATTAACCAGTGGATCGAACAACAACCACGCAAGTTATGGTGTCAAGTAGAAAATTTTCTTGATTTTAATGTCTACCTCCTAGACGAAAAATTATACACCATGTTTTTGTTGAGGTGGGCATAATGGCAACATTGTATATAGGTCCTCATTTTTGGGATAAACGCACTTATGAAATAACGGTCAAGGCCAACGGTGGAATTGATCGTAAAATTTGGATAGCTGATATGATGGAATGGGCTAAACAACATAGTATGCGTATTGAGTGGTCTGGAGAAAGCACACATACTTCAGAAGATCAAAGCTGGCATGAAGCACATTTTTATATACCCGATCCAAAAGATCGTACTATGTTTGCGTTGAGGTGGGGCGCATGAATTTTCAATCTACCTATTTTTCAAAAAAGATGCTGGCAGAAGGGTGGCATCGTGTTCGGCTGAACCGGTCCCATCACTGGGGTATTTATCGTGACAGCCAACATTGGTGCGAAGAGAGAATTGAGTTCAAAGACTGGGTATACATATTCAGCACCAGTGACCTCGGGTCCGAGTATTGGTTCAAACATGAACAAGATGCTGTGATGTTTGCGTTGAAGTGGCTATGAACTTCTATTACGAGATAGCCCCTGATGCACAATCCGTGTTCGGTGAACGACATCCCTACTGGTGCTTGGCCAATTGCAGCGTGGCCAGCGCGAGTGGTTACATGCCGTATCAAATACATGATGAATTTTTAAGCAACAGCACCCGGGCCTGGTTGGAAAACGAAAACGAAGTATAT